TACCACAAGGTGAACTAAAGTCACCACATAATATGCCACACGTGGATATGAACAGACCACACACTACTGCACTATATTATGTGAACTCAGCAGACGGTGAAACTGTATTTTTTGATGAAGAAGACAATGAAATAAGGAGAGAGAAACCAGAGGCAGGTAAAGTCATTATTTTTGATGGTTCTATTTACCACGCATCGCAGAATCCCACACAGTCTACAAACAGAATTACACTAAATTTTAATTATGAGCATTGAGATCTTTTACTACCAGTATGACGGTGGTCAAGACATTCTAAACTGTTGGGATTCACCTCTAAGTTTGGATGGTATTGGTATTGAACCCAAGAAAGTTATTGATGAGTACGAAGGAAACAAATTCGTACCATATATGCAATGTCCTGCTTGGACACATAAGAACTCACGTGAGTTTATTATGTACAATCCGAAGGACTTGACAATCGTAATCAACAAGGAAGGATATATTACAGTAAAAGAATTGAATGATCAGCAGATTCAGAAATATTTGAAGGTAGAAGATTTAGAACCACCTATCAAGACTCTACAGATTTCAGTACCACAATTATTGTTGTGGACAAAATCGAAAGGTGTATGGGTAGAAGCAAGAGATTATCCCTTGACAAGTAGAAACAATAACTTTACAATAGTAAACGGTTGGTTCAATCTATCTGATTGGTGCCGACCTATATCTTTCGGTATCAATGTATGTGATTCTGAACAGGATGTAAAGATTAAACGCGGTGACCCAATTTATAAATTCGCTTTCTATAAAGAAGGAGATCTACGAGAGTCATTCAAGTTAACCAAATCAGTACCACCACAGGAAATGTTACTGCAGATGCATAAACGTCTGGCAGTAAAACAATTCACACCGTTCCTTGCTAAAGATATTATCTTTGGTGAGAAAGAAAAGAAATGCCCTTTCCCTTGGTTTAGAAAATGAAGTTTGTAGAAGAGTATTGCCCAACCATCGTAATCGATAATTTTTTCGAGACACCATCGTTGGTCGTTAACTTAGCGAAACAGCAACAGTATTTTCGGTGCTATGATCACCCCAACAAGGGCAATTGGCCTGGGATGAGGTCGAATCTTCTTGACGGAGTTGATCCTATCCTACACGAAATCATATGCAGAAAGGTTATAGCATATCTACCGTCTTTCGTCGCATTTGATATTGCTGATGTTGCATTTCACGTGTGTGATGGTAACAACAAACGTGGATGGATTCATTCAGACCCACCACACTTAGGTGTCGGTATGGTTATCTATTTGAATGATGGAGTTGTACCTGATCGTGGTACAACCATCTACGATGTGCCACCACATTTTAAGGGACAAGGTTTCGAAGATGAATTCAAGAAACAATTACTTGCTCAGGATGATACTGAATCGGCAGCAGCATATGATACCTATAGAGAAGAATGTAATGCGATGTATCAAACATCAATTAGTGTTGAAAGTCGATACAATCGTTGCTTACTATTTGATGGTAGAAAGTTTCACGGTGGTATGGATTTCTTCGGAAAAGATGTACACGATTCTCGCCTAACTATAGTAGGTTTCTTCCACGGAATCGCTGATGATCTTATAAACAACAAACATTAAATGGAAGTGATTATTGACGAGAAAATCGAAGAATTTGCCAACGGTAAACTTTGGCGAATTCGTAATGCATTATCACAGGAAACTTGTGAACATTTGAAGCACGAATTCATTATGATTAAAAACATAATTGAAGCGACAACTTCAGGTCCCACAAGCGATCCCATAATGCCAGGTGCCTTTGCAATGTACTCACCAGTATGTTTTGAAGCAATGGGACAGGTAATTAAGAAACAGATTGAGGACGTGGTTAGATGTAAATTATGGCAGACATTTAGTTACGCTAGAGTATATACTAAAGGCACGAATCTGGTACGACATAGAGACAGAACGAGTGGTGAATGGGTAGGAAATATATGTGTAACAAGAGACGAAACTAATTGGCCCTTTTACATCGAAATTGATGGTAAATCGTATGACCTACTGATGAATCAAGGTGATATGATTGTATTCAGAGGACATAAAGATTTTCATTGGAGACCAAAATATCAGGGAGATCTACAGATACAGGCATTTGTATCTTATGTGGATCAAGATGGTAGATACTCTGACAATAAATGGGACGGTCGTCCGATGTTGGCAGCACCTTGGGAAACAGCAAGTGAGAAAATCCAGAATGAACAATCAATGATCAACACATCACCCTATTACACATAATGAAACTGACAGTCAGCAATCCATTTGACACAGCATATAAGAAACTAGATGATGTAATCGTCTTTGAGGATATAATCCCACCAGTATATCAAGACTGGTTACTCTTATGTGCAAACAATCCAGATCTTGCTTGGTATCGTAAGGACAATGCAATCACGGACATCCCCGAGTTTATTGGTGACCCTCGCAATGGGTTCGCTAACTTACATTATTTGTATGAAATTGAGTACGGTGACAAATCACATTGCTCAACACTTACAAATGGGTTTATGCCGCTCGCTCTTCAGTTCCGTGAAGCATTGAGTGCTGAATGTTTGCTACGGATGAGAATCAATGCAGTTCCTGCAATGGGATGCAATCAAGTTCAAATGCCACACATTGATAGTTACGTTCCTAACTCTTGGAATGTAATCTACTATCTAAATGATACTGACGGTGATACAATCATCTACAATGAGAGGACTCAGGATGCCTTTGAATACCCTGCAATGGTTGACAAGGACGCTTGGACTGAAAAGCAGCGAATCACCCCTAAGAAGGGCAGAGCGGTTGCTTTCAAGGGTGATCTATTTCACAGTTCATCCTACTCAACACTCAATCCACGTTTAGTGGTAAATATAAATGTGAGTGAGAAAACACCCACAGACATTCGTTCCTCATACAATCCTAATTATGGCAACCTTACTTGAAACTGGAGAGGATTGGACTCTCTGGAGATCACCCTGTATCGTCCACGAACAGGATGAAATGATCACACAATTGGGAAGAGCATATCGTCTCTTCAAAAATACTTTTACAGGATTCGATTCATCGCTGACTGATAAAGGATTGACAATCGGAAATCTTCCTACTCTATTCGATTATGATGAAAAACGCAAGGAAGATGAGGATTTTATCAAGAATTGGGGCAAAAACCAGCATTCTGGGTATCGGTTCTATAACATATTCGCACTTACGTCCCCGAGTCCGCTATTCTGGTTATTGAACAGAGATCTTCAAACTATTGTGCGAAGCACTCTTGAAACTGATGAACCACTATGGTTTCAATGTTGGATGAACTACCACACACCCGATCAGGTGTTAAAGTGGCACGATCACAAATTTGATTACCACGGTTATATTAGTATCGAACCACACAACACTACAACCGAGTTCAGACAAGACGGTAAACCACTCTACAATATAAAGAATGAAGTGGGCAATGTGTACTTTGGGCCTGGGTGGGACAGGCAACACAGAGTTGTAGTTCACGAGGAATTTAACACACCTCGTATTACTTTAGGGTTCGATATTCATACTCAGTCAGATTTACCTGACGATCAGTTCTCACTTATTCCACTATTGTAAATAGTATATACGTTCGCTTGGGGGAGCGATGTTCTTAAAAACCAGAATGCTTAACAACACACAGCAGTCAGTTTTACGCAAAGCGATACTGTTGTACATTTCGTCTCTACATAAGAGACATCACAATGGACAAATCAATGACATCACATTAAGCGAAACACTTAATGAGGTGAATTTGATTACTGATTTATTACATTTGAAACAGGATTAATGTCAACACCTTTATTCATTTCGGAGTCTATCCCATTGGAAATTAGAAACGTACTCAAATCTCTTGAAATTGGTATGCCTGCACGGTATAAGGATTTCACAGGTACAATCGAATTTGTATCAGAAGAGTATATTACTCTCTGTATTTCAGAGAAACCCAATCCAGAAGGATCAAGACATCCTATGAATAAATGTTGTTTACTGGTGTATTCACGTGATTGGGATGATCTAGAAATAGATGATTCTCCCTTTAAAAATGTAAAGAATTACAAGGGAAAAACCAATGACCACCCAGGAAATGAGATGTTACCACCGATCGAAGACCGATGAAACACAGTAATTACGATGAAAATATGTATGAGGAGATTTTGATTTATTACGCACACGACAAACCAAAATCTGCTACAATACAGGAACACACCGATCAATGCCAGAAATTCACAAATGAACAGTCTCGCACTCTCACCTAAAGAACTGCTAGGATGTATGTCAGCAATGCAAATGCTTGATGACAAGTCACAACAGAACTGGGAATCACTTCTCGGTATCAAATATAATGATCTCTATCAAAAATTAGAAAATGCCCTTGAGGAAATTGGTGAAGGTCACACCGAAATCTGACCGAACAAAGCAACAGTTCGTCAATCTGATGAACAACAATCCAATCTGCGAAATTCAAGAACGTAGAAAGGATGGACGTTTGTTTATGTCATCTAAACATAATCCAGAAGTCTGGATATGGTCTGACGGTGACGATGATCCCCATTGGTCTTATGAGCGCATTGCCTGAGTTTTTCAAATCCACGTCTGACTTGCCATATGACCGTCATTGGTATAAAATATGGTGCAAGGACAACTCAGTTAAAATCGTGGAGTCTTACGAGGAAGTCCAAACCGCTTGGTGGAACTTCCATTTTCACATTTCACATATCGAGGTTATTGATGCCAAACGAACAAAAGGAGGGAAAAGCAGGGGATTCGCTTAAGATACAAGTTGAAGACGGTCAGGTTACTCTTGACTGGGACAGAAATGACCCTATGTGGAACTTTCTAAACAATCTAACACAGGAACAACTACAGGAATTTGTTAATGAATCAATCGAACACGGACTATCAACTACTGATCTCTCTGGCGAAACTGATGCACGAGAAGGTGACGGAGTGTGACTTCACAAAGTATCTACAGTCAAATTTGAATACTGTAATCTATGAACTCGAAAGGCAACACACCTTGCAACAATCCTCTGAATTGCAATTCATTCAAAAAAACAATGGTGGACATATTAGGAAGGATCTCGATTCCATCGGAGACGGTCTTATCTCATTCACAGATACAGGCATCCGTCAAGACAGTTACGAGCACTCACCATACTACTGGGAGACAGATCGAAACAGGTAAAGATAAGTAACAAAATGTATTCATCGTTACATTATTATGTTATGATTCCAGAACAATCTAAATACTAGTAGAATTAACGAGGACACAATGCATCCAGTATGTTCTACATTATGGTATAAAATTTGGAGTAACAACTATGCACAACTTAATGGCGAAGGAGCAACTCGTTGAATGGACTAATCAGTCTCTAAACGACGAAGAACTAATGGACGATTATTTCAATTGCTTAATCGAATGCTCGATTGAACCACACTCAGGAGAATGCAAACGAATTTGCAGAGATATGTTCTGACCGTGTGACAATCCAACAACTGACCCATCGATCCCCCATCGGTGGGTTTTTTGGTGTTATACTATGTGTAACAGATCAGGAGAGACATTTGAGCGTTAATCTTCGCAAGCACCAACAGAGAGCAGTAGACGCTATGAAGCGTGAGACTAAAGGTCAGGTCATCATCCCTACAGGTGGCGGCAAGACAATGTGTATGATCTATGATGCTTTAAGGACGCTCAACACTAACAGCAACAGCACCATTGTAGTTGTTGCACCTCGTATCCTACTCGCTAATCAGTTGAGTGAGGAGTTTATGCAGTTCCTTAAGGCAGATTGGGTTCACGTCTATCACGTCCACTCTGGAGAGACTCATCACGAGTCAGGCACAAAACCTGAGAAACTTGCAAAATTCATTGAAAAGAACAAAGAGAATAATGCAGTTGCAACTCACGTTATCTTCACAACATACCACTCATTGAGAAGGGTTGTTGAGTCTGGCATTGAGATCGATACAGCATATTTTGATGAAGCACATAACAGCGTAGCACGTAATTTCTTTGAATCAACTGAAGAGATCAGCGAAACAGCAAAACGTTGCTACTTCTTTACAGCAACACCTCGCATCGCACGTAGACACAACCGTGGTATGAATAACCAACTTGTTTATGGTCAGATCATTGAACAAGTACCTGCACCCGAGTTGATCGAGAGCGGTTCAATCATCCCACCAACTATTGTGCCATTCGAGCAAGATATTGATCGAGTTAAGAAAATGAGTTGGGATACTGATGCACAAACAGTTCTCGATGTACTGGAGAATCTTGACGATAAGAACGCACAGAAAGTTTTATGTGCAGTTCCTAGTTCTAAGATCTTAGGTAATATGCTAGGTCAAACCAACTTGTTATCAGAGTTGAAGAAACGCGGTTACGATGTCCTACACGTGACTAGCAAGTTCGGTGCCTATGTCAATAACAAGAAGGTAAACCGTGAG